GCTTCAGAAACTTGAAGCACAGATGGCTCTTGCAGTCAACAACCAGTTGGCAAACACAGATAATACAATCACCCGTGATTCTTCTGGTGATCCTGTCATCGTTGACAACTCACATTGTGACGCTGAGAAACTAATTCGCAAGAACAAGAAGTTTATTGCAGAAGAAGCATACCAGCGTATGCTCGTCACATATCCTTCTTACACACCTTCCGCTGGTAACACCAAGCAAGATTGTCTCGATGATGTTTACAACGTACTCGATGAGATCCTTTACAACGTCAAGTTTGGTGGTAACCACAAGACATATGATGCTGCTAACATCTATGTAACTAACGTTTTCAATGGTCAGACAGTATCTACTTTCATCGATGCTGAGCGTGATGAAGCAGCAAGAGTCTTCACTGAGGCAGGTAACATCGCTACTGATGTTATGCGTAACATCATTGTTACTCCTACCAACTGGACTCCATCTGGTAGTAATGAGCAGGTACGAGATCTTACCATCATTGCTGATAGCAACAACCCAACATGTCAAGGTGTAGCATCTACACTTAATACACTATTTGGTATCGTTACTCAAGCTATTGGTACTGATTCTGGTGTTGGTGATCTCAATGGTATTACTAGAACTGTTCCTGCACAACCAACAGCATACACTGCTGGTAATTGTTCTGATGTTCTAGGAAATATTAACACTCTGGTCAGCATCTTCAGTGACAACCTCTATGCAGGTAATCTCAATGACCTCCCTGCTATCAATAATGGTAACTGGGATTGTGCTAACGTAAGAAGTAGCATTGACACTCTATTTGATATCATCAACGATTCTATTGGTGCTGGTTCTCTAACTGGTCTGCCAGTTGTTAACAATGGCGACTTCCTCATCAATGCACAGGCATCTAAGTGCTACAGAGACGTTGGTTACATCGTTGACGCTGTTTCAAATGACCTGAAGTTTGGTGGTAACATCAACTCTGTACAGGCAGGTGAAGCATACTATGTTGGTACTAGCCTAACATACATTGATAACGAGAAGAACGAGACAATTGACGCATGGAACTACGTTAAGACTCTTTCTATCTCAGCAATGAGAAACCACACCACTCAAGCGAATGGATGTGAAATTACTTCTGGATCTGCTATTGTCACAGTTCCAACTACTGAAGGACTTGCAATTGGTATGCTGGCTCAGGAATATTTACCTGCAGCATTTGATAGCAATGCTCAACTTCTTAGTGGTCAGACTCCAGTAGCATCTAACATTCCTGCTTCTGGTGTATTCATCAAGAGAATTGTAAGTGCCAATCAAATTGAGTTGGGTATTTCTGGTGCTAGACTAGACAACGGTGAGACACAAACTGCTGCTGGTTCTAACTCCAACGCAACTCTATACTTTACACTATCTACAGGTGGTTGGGCAGATACACTACCAAGTACAGATCCATCGGTTCTATCCTCTAATGCAGGATACCCTGAGTGTGCTACTGTTGCGTCTGCAATCGACGTATTAGTCGATAACATCATCTTCATCATCAACAATGGTTTGAACTCTGTAACAAGGCAAGAACCCCCACTAGAGTCCTCTGACTTTGCTAAGCGTTCTACTTTGTGGACTATTGATATTACTGGTGCTGGCAGTGGTGATCCTCATGAGTTTGAAACTGGTACGCCAGTCAGACTGGTTCCACGTCCTCGCTTTGATACTGTAACTGGTAAATATGTTGACGTTGATAAGCGCCTTGTCAGACTACCTAATGGATTTGAGACTAACAGAAAGTATTATGTAATTGCTCCTGGTAGAACAACACAACCTGCCAGTTACACTGGTGATACTAACTTTGATGGTAGCGCAGGTAGTCAGAACAAACTGATGCTTGCAGAAAGCAAAGAGAACGCTGCATCAGGTATCTACATCTTCTCTTCTGAATCTGATGCAATCGATCCTGATGTTGAAGTCGATATCTACCAGTTCGTACTCGATGAGAAGTATGATCTGCACCAGTATAAGGTTAATCTATATCCTAATGAAAATGGTGCTATCAAGACAAATGTTGCAAACATCTTTGACATTCCTGAGTCAAATGTAGCATCTCAACGTGTATTCTTTAGACCATCTGCTGGTAATCAACTACCACTATTGTCTTCAACATATAATAGTGATAATGCTGCAGCAAATGGTGGTGATTCCACTATTGGTGTTGCTGATTCTGCTGGTAGATTGAACCCAGAGTTTGCGTTCTATGTAAGATACATCAATCCTACTAACAATCCCTTCCCTAACAAACTTATTGGCATCTATGCATCTTCTGCAAATGCTGAAGCTGATGTTAATAGAATCAACTTTGTTGGTGGACAGCAAGATGTACAGTTCATCGCATATGCTAACAAGAAAGCATCTCCACTTGCATTCGATCCAAGAGGAACTGCATATTCTAACAGCGCAACTGGTAGATGGTACATTAAAGTCAAGGATACATCTAGCACAGGTAATGCTGCAATCTATCAAGATAGCATCCTATGGAGATTCCAACAGGGAGACTATCTTACTTCTCCACCACCTAAGACTGATGACTCTTACTACTTCCGTCAGGTTGATTCAAGAGATGCAAAAGATAGAGTATATCGTGTACGTTATACAATTCCTTCTTACGAGACATCTGCAAGAGATCCTATCAACGGATTCGTTCTTAAGACAAGAACTGACGGTCTCCGTAAGTTAAGACCACAAAAGATCCTATTAAAACCTGCTCCTGGTACTACAAAGACCGATGCATTCTTCGAGAACACAGCAAATGCTGGTGAGAGAATCGGTTGGACAAATGCACAAATCATCGCTGCACTTAACGATGATGCTAATGCATACGATCCATACAAAACACCAAGAACGGTTACAACTCAAGTTGGTAAGGTCTCCTTCACTATTCAGTCTGCTAAACTTGTAGACATTAATGGTGATGACTACCTAGAAATGGTAGTCTTCGATCCACAACCAGATCAAACTGTACCATCTCTCAGCAATGAGACATTTAGAACAGTTAGGATTGGTGCTCCTCAGGGTGGATTATTTACCACAAATTCATCTTCAAGAACAGCTGCATCTGCTGTTACATGGGATGGTTTCAGCTCTGGTTCTGCATGGGTACAAGCATACTTTGAAGTCAACAATGAGCACTACCTAATCCTTAAGGGTGCAGGTATTGATGGAAACCTAATTTGGAACCAATACACTGGAACCACTATTAGACAAGCAGGTATCTTTGCTGAAGTTCTAGGTGATCCTGACGAAGGTAAATCGCTACCTCTGAAGCGTCTAATTGAAAAAAATATTCCCGAGAATTTCTACAAGCAAAACCGCGCACCTGTCTATCAGATGACTCCTGGTGATATCATCCAAGAGGATGGATCTACCAACCAGTATTACATCGATAGCGTAGAAGATCTAGGAGAGATCGATGATACCTTCTACATTTTCGATATTGACGAACTACAACGCAGAATTGCTGGTCAGCAAGATGGTGTTTACTATCTCACACTGCTACGTGGTAACATTTCTCCTCTACCACTTGGTGCAGGAAATGGTGGAAACTTCAGAAACTTCAAGTTCTCTCAACCAGTTTCGTTCCTATATCCTCTAAACTATAAGAACGATCCATTCTGGTTCCAGTACAATGGTACTTCTGCACAAGAAATAGCACTATCAGGTCAGTTAATTGACCCACCATCAACATTTAGTGCTGCTGATAACTATGTTCACGGTCTAGTTAGAACCAACGATTCTAAGTCTTCTGTAACCAGAGAGATGATCGCTGATCTTACGCAGACTCCAGCATTTATCACTAACAGTTACAGTGGTGTTAATGCTGTTAAAGCACAAGAAGGTAATGCATCTGCTGGTGCTGAAGATAGAATTATTCCTCTATCTGGTGATAACCGCACTGCATCACAGCAGAAGTTCTTTGTTGAACTTCGTAGACCATCTATTGCTCGTGCTGGTAACCACACGTTTGAATATCTTGGTTTTGGTCCTGGTAACTACTCTACTGGTTTACCTGCTAGACAAGAAATCGTCCTTACCGATACTCAAGACTTCTACGCCCAAAGTAAGAAACAAGACGGTGGTATCGTCTTCTACACTGGTATTAACTCTAACGGTGAACTATACATTGGTAACCGTAAGATCAATGCTATTACTGGTGAGGAAGAATTCCTCGAAAGAGCAACACTACTTGACTCTGAAGATGAAGATGATGATATCGGTTCTCTCGTCACCACCTTCGATGTTCCTGTTACATTCAACCAGAACATCACAGTTAACGGTGGAGACGGCGACAAGGTAAGTGCATTCAACGCTCCTGTTCTAATCAACGTTTCTAACGATGATTTAACCCTACAGGAAGGTCCACTGATCATCAGATCTCGTGTACAAAATCAGAATCCACCACCTGATGGATCTAGTAATGATCCACTCTTGGATAGAAGCCTATTCAACCCAAGAAGTTCTGGTGATATATTCATTGGTAAGAACTATGTAAAAGCTGCTGTATTTGAATTTAACTCCCGTAGAAATGGTCAGGAGTACAAGTTCCAGACACATACAGTAGGATCTGATCCTTCTAACATAACACCTAACCAGTCTGGTCAATATGGAACACCAGGCGGTAATGCTATTAACTTCACCGCTCAACGTGCATTCTATGGCACTGGTGTAAATGGTCAACTTCCTCGTGGTGGTGATGTACTACTCAAGGGTGAGTCTGTACAGCGTTCTGGTTCTCTTGGTTGGATCTTTGCAAACTACTTCACTAATATTCCTGCAGATTCCATCAATTCGATCAACTTAGGTGGATTGTATGCCAAGATTAATTGGGCAAATGTAAATGGAGTACAGCAAACTAATCAGTTGCTGAACATCACAGAGACATCTAGCATTAGAATCTCTAACTTCTTCCCAACTCCTCTACTAGAGGGTTCATTTACTATCGTATCTCCAACTGGAGATCCATTTAACCCAACAAACTCTTATCTACATATTCAGCTATCTGAAACTATTGCAAGTATCGTTTACAATGATTCTTCAAACACTCAGACAACTGATTCTAACCCTGCTTGGTCTGTACTAACGAACTCAGCAGTTCTTTCTAACAACAACGCTAGCGTTGCTCCTACAATGGACTTTGCTAGATCTACTTGGAAGGAAGTTGGAGTTCTAGGTGGTGAGGCACTGAGAACAGATACAGAAAGCGTTGGTAATTACAAACTAGGCGTCAACACTGTTGCACGTTCTAACCATGCCGCATATCAAACTGCATTTGTTGATGCAGATACTGATGCTCGTGCAAACCTCGATGTTGTTGGTACAGCATTTATCAGTGGTAAGACAATCCCCAACTATCTGGATCATGCAACGTTCGCAGCTAGAACCGAGACTGCACAAGATAATGCATTCTTAGTTGGTGGCGATAGTGGCACTCCAGATAATGAGGCAACACTGAGAGTTTCTACTACTAACGGTGGTAGACTTGGTATTAACGTAACTAATGGTCAACTCAACGGTAATTCCAACAATGGTTGGTACAATGAAGCACTGGCAGTTGATGGCAACGGATTCATCAGCGGCAACCTTCGCGTTGAGACTGACCTAGCAGTTAATGGTGGCGACTTCACTACCACTCAAACCACGTTCAACCTCTTAGAGGCAACAGTTACCACACTGAACTTTGCTAACGATGCAACTACAGTCAATGCATTTAACGATGCAACTGGTACACAGACAATTAATGTTGGCGGTAGCACTGACAATCAAAATCTGAATATCGGCACTGCTGCTGATACAAGTAGACTCAATATCCACACCACATCTGAGGATTCTGAGATCAACATTGGTACTGTTCCTAACACTACTAATACCTTTAGATCTCTAATCACTATTGGTGGTGCAAGATTAAATGCTGCTGAGTCTAGACTAACCGTTAAGAACTTCCAGACAATTCTTGAGTCTTCGATCCTTGAGATCAATAACGGTCTAACCAGTATTGTTGGTAACGAAGATGTATTGGTCGAACTGCAATCTAACGCTAGAAACATTAACTTGTTCACCAGAAATGGTGCAGGTGCTGAGATCAATGCATTCACAAGAGCAGTTGCTCTGAGTTTCGGTGCAATTGCTGGTCAAACAACCATCAACAATGCACTTAACGTCAAGGGTGATACGCTCCTAGAAGGTGATGTTACCCAGCAAGGTGGTAACAACAGCGGTGCTGTTACAGTAACGAGAGGTGTTCTTGGAACTGGTGCTATCGTACATAACATTGGTGACCTTAACAGTCTCAACGTTGATCACTATGGATACATCGAAAGATATTGTGACTCTCTAAGATTCACTACTACTGCTGTTTCTAACAACACACTGGTTGTTGATAACGTTGTTGGACCTGCAAACTATCTAGTTGAGGGTAACATAGTCGTCTTTACTGATACGACTGGATTGAGTGGTGTTGCTACTAATACTCTATATTATGCTTTCAATGTAACTGGTCAGACTTTCCAGATTGTATCAACTGCAGTTAGCACAACACCAGTTACAATTACTGGAACTCCAACTGATGCTCGTGTTATCCTAGATTCTGCTAAGGTTGATACTGGTAACCCTGGTACTCCAATAAGTGCTGGAAGCACAGTTCTGCCACTTAATAACGTCAACAACCTCACTGTTGGTGATCTACTACTCATCGATGATGAGATCGTTAGAGTTCAGAATCCTCCAAGTGAGGCAAATAGAACTGTTGTTGTTGAGCGTGGTATTTCATGTACAACTGCTACATCACACCTAGACAACGCAGCAGTTGCAAAACTAATCTTTACTCAGGATGCAACGTTTATCCGCGAAGGAGATGCTGGCCCATCTGATGTAACACTAAGTGCTGCCGCAGGTACCATTCAACTTGGCGAGTTTGGTGGTCAGTTCAATCCACTAGACTTCCTCAGATTATCTGCTGGTGCTACTTGCCCATCTGGTGAATTTGTAAGAATTGTCGCTATTATTGATGCATCACCAGAAAGATTAATCGTCAACAATGGTGTTACTGGAAACAATAGACTGAACATCGATAGTGTATCTGGTGAATTTATTAGTACCCTGGTTGATAACCAAATTGCTGGTACAGCAGACTTCCAAGTTCAACTTACAACTGCAGATAACAGATTCGTTATCGAGCGTGATACTACTGGAACTGAAAGACTTGTCATCAATCGCGATGGTGAAGTTAAAATTATTGGTGATGGAACTGCAACTGCATCTGCTTCTCTACTTACTGCAACTGGTGCTGCTACATTCACTGGTGACCTCAGAGTAACTAACACTAACGCTCAGGATACTTCACTAGACAACGGTAGATTGAGACTTGTTCAGTCCAGCGGTGATCTTGATGTTGCTGGTGGTATTGACTTCGACGGTCCATTCAGATTGTACGCAAACTCCACTGGTATTAACTTCGTTGATCCACCTGAATTCATGATTGCTGGAGATGGTGAGGTGTTTATTTACAATGATATCAACATCATTGGTGGTGGAATAAATATCAATAACATCAACAATTGGGTAACACCTACTGGTGGTAGAAAGTGGGTCATCGTTGATACACCTTCTAACTCTGATAGTAACGCTGTTGACCTCGTAGTTAACACAAACTATCTTGTCAAACCAGCTGGTACTGATACTGTACTAGTCTTGAGACTACCTGCAGCAGCCACTGGAGATATGATCAGATTTGTTGACATCGCTGGCAACCTAACATATAATTGCCAATTGGTCATTCGTGCTCAAACTGGTGTTCGTATTCAGGGAGACAATAGTGGTACAACCTTAGGTAATCTATCAACTGCATATAACGGTGGTGAACTAATTGTTAATACTAGAAATGCAGGATTTGGATTAATCTATGTTGGAACTACCGATGGCGATGGAACTAGTATCGGATCCGCAGACCAAGGTTGGAGACTCGTAGAGGTATAACAGATGGCAGTTAATTATAACTTTCAAAAGTCATTAAAGGGGACAGCAATTGGCACGATTGTCCCCTGGACTGGTGATATTTCACAGATTCCATCTGGATGGTTGCAATGCAATTTTCAGACGTTAACTGTTGATGAGTTCCCACTACTCTATCAATGCATTGGTAATAGATATGGTGGTGTTTTGAATGTTGATTTCAAACTACCAAATATTCAATCTAAGAGTATGACTGACTATCACCCATCACATGATAGTATCAGTGGATATAATATTCCACAGAACTTTCAAGATTTAATGGGTGAAAATGGTGCTAATCAGGTTAACTTTGTTAGAACATCTGAGATTGACTTGTATGCAGAATTTAACCAGTCAGTCAACAATATGCTTGGATTTGTCACTGAGGTAAACTTAAACGATCCAGTATTCTTTGATGGTCTCTCTACTGCTGGTAGAGCACTTGGTGATCATCACATTGGTACTCACGCTCACGGTGGTGGAACTGGAGAAGGAACATCAGGATCAGGAACATTTGAAGTTGTTTCTGCACCAAACCAGTGGGCAGAAACGTGCCAAAATAATCCTACCGCAAACTGTTTCTTGGGATGTCCTGATGACTGTGGAAGTCCCCAGTATAATAGGATGGAAGCAAATAACCCTGTTGACGAAAGACAGAGAATTGGTGTTTTTGATGGTAGCCCTTATGAAGGTGCGTACCTTACTAGATCTGGAGATTATGAAGCTGCAGCAGGATGGGCAGCAAGAAGAGACCCAGGTACTGGTGGCAGCACTAATTACAACTATGTTGATACTAACAACATGGATGTACTGAGTGATATTCCAGATCCATGGTCATTTGCTGCTGTTGATACATCACATCCATTTGTAAACTTCTTGAACTCTGGTCAGGATAGTTTAGATGCTCACTATCATCCATCACAGTTTTATTCAATTACGAAGGGTAGCATGAATTTACCTGCTACTTTGGTGTTAAATAATGTACAGAGAGGTAATATGCAACCTGTTAATGAATCACTTGAGGGCATTGCTTCTATTCGTGTCAATACACAGACACCCCAATTGAACATTTTGCATATCATCAGAGCGTATTAAAATGGCAGCAAATTACAGTTTTGAAAGAGGAAAATATGGAGTCTTTCCAGGAACTATTATTGCCTTTTCTAGAACTCTAGAGGGCAATGATCCAAATGGAACTGACTACAGAAACTATATCCCTGCTGGTTATCTAAGGTGTGATGGTAAGATTTTTAGTGGTATTGAATATCCAAATTTAAAACAGATTTTAGGTGTAGGTGAGAACTCTAAGTTTAGAAAACCAGATACCACATTAGAGGAAGATGTTGCTGCAAATGAATCTGGTGGTACATTTCAACTACCAGATCTAGGAGCAAAATATATTCAAGCAAATAGTGCTTCTGGTGTGTATACTGCTGTTACTGTTGCAGATGAAGATAATAATGAAATTCCTAGAGTTGGTATTGAAACCGACCTTTCATTGAATAGAGGAACTAGTGTAACTGTTAACTATAGTGGTTCGATGGCAATTCCTCAAACTGAATTAGATTTTCTTAGCAACCAGAACTTCGGTACAACCCTTGGTGTTGTCACCGATCAAATCAATGTCGTTGATACATCATATCTTTCTCACGGTCACTTTAGTAACTTGCCTGTTTGGGCATATGATAATGATGAAGATTATTCTACTAATATGTCTATTTCTGACTCTTCACCAGAACTACAATCTATTAACTCTGTCGGTATCATTGGACAGGTAACACCTATTGCTGGTTCTCAAACATTAGCTGTTCACCAGCATGTTATTCAAAGAAGTTTTCCGAACAGAAATACTGAAGCATACATACCTTCGACAGATGTTGATGCTTTCAATGTAACTACTGCAGTTACATTATCAGCTAAAAAGACTCTTAAAATGGACGATATCGTCCCCACATACATCTTAGTAGAATACTTAATAAAATACTGATATGGCATACAGATATTCCACGGCAACTCAACATACTGGTGCTTCTATTGGTACAGTCATTAGTGTACCTAAACCAGGAAACTGGAGCAGTAGCAATAATCCTACTACAGAGGGAAATAACTGGTCAGTACAGCCTAGATTTCCTGGGTGGATTGAATGTGATGGTAGAACTTTAGAGAAATCTGATTACATTGCTCTGTATCAGGTTATTGGTGATACATATGGTTCTACATCAACTACATTTAATCTACCAGATTACAGATCTAGAATGTTAATGGGTACTGGTACTGTTGATGGACAGCAACCAGGCGGTATTTCTTTAGGTCCAGATGCTGGACCTGGAAATAGCAGTGTAACAGCAGCACCCAATATTGCAGGATCTACTGGTGGAACTTATGTAATGACAACTGTTAGACAGTTACCACCATTATCAGAAATCACACCAGGAGGACAAACTGGTGAGGCAGTATATTATAGTGTCACTGAAAATTTCCTAACATCTAAAGCATCATATAGCGGCACTGCTCTGGTTAACTATGGAGATGGTGAATTTGCAGACAAAAATTCCACCACAACATCACCTGAATGTTCTGGATTTAGAAATGGTGGAGCAGATGTTACAAACAATATCGAAAATGCTACACAATATGTTGGATTTGGTACATCAGGAACATCACCATTTGGTAGTCTCCAATTAAATAGACAGGTAGCATATTCCAACCTCGATTTCAGTGATGCAACTACATTCTTCGTCTATGTTATTGTAGGTAACGATGAAAATGGTGGTGAAAGACCGAATGATCCTGGCGAAGGAATATATCTTAGATGGCCAAACGGTACTGAGTCCTTGTTAGTCCCATCTAGACAACAATTCCTTGCTGCTGGAAGTGGTGATGAGGACGATTATGACAATGCTTATTCTAACTGGAGAGAAATTTTTATTGATATCCCTACACAATATAGAACTAGTAATGTAACCATTACTCTCAGGCAAACTGTTGACCCAACCATTACTAGCGAGATGGGTGCTACCCTTACTGCTTCCAATCCCAATGCATTTGATATGATTGGTATTCAGTATCTTGGATGGCGTGGATCTAACATTGGCGGTAATGCTACTGATACATTCAGCATCAGTACATTTACTAGTGATGGATTTGATCAGGTAACAACTGTTGTTGAACCATATATCTATGGTAATGTAAGTTGGAGTGCTGGACCTGTTGGAGAGTTTGCAACACCATCTGTTGCTCCTCACTATCATGAGATTAGATATGCACAGAGAGGCAGTACATCTGCTGCAGAAGGTAGCCCTTATGCAGGTGCAAAGGATGTTGGTTTCATGGGAGAAAGTGAAGCAAGTGTGCTAACATATGATAGATTTGGTGCATCTTTACTCAAACACTCACACTATCTATCATGGGGATATAGTACAGAATATGCAGCATATGGTAATGATGAGTCGTATGGTTCTTCTGGATTGGTAAACATCCAAGACCCAGGTGGTAGTATCACTCAGAAGTTTGGTACTTCGTTTGCAGAGGATGATAACAGAGGTGCAATTATTAACAAAACTATTGACGTTGTGAATCAAGGTGGTGTATTCTGTAATATTGGACAGTTTGAACTATCTACTGCAGCAAAGTCTGTATTCGACTCAGCACTTAGTGTTAGATTACAGGCAGCAGAAGAAGTAGAACTTATGCAACCATACTTTAGAATCAAATATATCATCAAAGCGTGGTGAAATAAATATTACTGTGCTATAATATCTAGAAAGTGAGTTTAATATGAGAGCAACAGACAAGATTATTCCTATCAAACCACCCGAACTGGTAGATGGTGAGTACGACCAATTTATTGGTGTTTACAAGAATCATGTTCCCAAGTTTATTTGTGATAGGTTGATTGATCTATCTAATCGATCTTTGGATACTGACGCGACTAGTGGCACTTATACCCAGGACAGAACCGCAACACCTGGAGATCGTCGCGAAGTTATGACAGGAGACACACAGTTTCCTATTGGTGTGTTAGGACGTAGTGATGAATCTATCCTCGTTCAGTTTGCTGATGCTGTAATTCATTCTGAAGTAAACCAGTATTTGCAGGCAGGTTATCTGCATTACATTAAGAAGTATGGTATGCAAGGTACTTCAAAACTGATTAGTTTTGATCAGAAGTTGCAGCGTACACAACCTGGCGGTGGTTATCATATGTGGCACGCAGAAAATACCACATATGAGATGGCACATCGTGTCTTGGTATGGACAATCTATTTGAATGATGATTTTACTGGTGGTGAAACAGAGTTTCTACATCAGCACACAAGAGTGGTACCTGAGCGTGGCACACTTGTTATTTGGCCAGCAGCATTTCCATGGCAGCACCGTGGTAATCCACCTCTCGAAGGGACTAAATATATTTTGACAGGATGGTATATCAATTGCCCGATCTAAAATGGTAGAATCACAAGTAAAACTGCAGTTTAATCCAATTAATGGAGACCTTTGGTTCAACTATAACGTTGAGAAGTTAACCAATGAACAACTGCTGGAGATCAAAACACTAGTTGGTGAATACTGGTGGGCAGACAACGATGAGTTGGCATTTCTAACTGTGTATAGAAATGGTGATTTCATGTGTGAAAGAAGAAAGAAAGCATGGAGTCATAGAACTGGCACATATTCTTTCACTGCATATAAGTGGACTGAACCAACACAAGCACAAGTTGCTGAGTTAGCAGATAAACTGATGGTAAAGTTTGAAGAACTCAGAATTCTGAGACTTCAAATAGAGAAGGATAGGCTCAGCGGTATTCTTTCAGAAGAGTATGATGGTCTTATCTCTTCTTTTCGTGGTATGAGAACTCGTATGCTACTTGATACTGACTGGACACAACTATTAGATGCTCCACTGTCAGATGATGACAAAACGTTGTATCGTACATACAGACAGCATCTACGCGACATGACAGATGACCCTGCATGGTTGGCAAATGATGTATTCAATGTAGACTTCCCTATCACACCTAAAGTATATCTACAAGAAGATCCTAATAGAGAGACTGAATACTTGTCTATTGATACACATTTCCAGAACCAAGCAGCAATGAAGGCGAAGTTCAAGCTGGCGAGAGTATTTAAGTACCTCAATCTTCCTGGATTGTTCATGTCTGAAGACGAGTATGCTGCGAAGAGTTACGATGACTTGAAGGCAGAACTCAACAGATATCTTAAGAAAGTCAACCAAGAACTTGAATTTAACATTCAGTTCAAACTCAAGGATGCTAACAGATCTCCCGATTATGGTGAAGTCACAGGTCAAGAGTCAGATTTAACAATGGACCAAATGAACGATCCCAACGGATAATTATAATGTTTGATTTTCATATTATTGACCTTTTTGAAAAAGACCCAAAAGAACTAAAAAAACTACAATCAAGTTTTGCATCTGCATCATTTTCCCCAGGAATGATGAGATCCAATACTATTGACAGTATGATAAATGTTTCAAGTCCTGATACTAAGAACAATCTAGAAATGGTTGTTGAGGGAACAGATCCTGACCATCCGTACCATCAACATTATCGAAAGTATTGTAATCATGGACAATGTACTGATATTCTGTCGCAAAAAATTAACCGCTCTGATATTAAAATTGCCACGCTATTAAATCGGACAACTGATTACATTTTCTCCAAATATGTTGAAGGTGGTTTTTATAATGAACATGTTGATAGTCAGATGATGGGATCTAGTAGACTCAGAACTGATTATAGTTGCACAGTTTTTATCAATGATCCTGATGATTATGATGGCGGTGAGTTGTGTATTAATGTCGGAACTGAGGAGCTAAAGTATAAACTGCAGGCAGGACAAGCATTTGTATATCCTACAGGCGTTAAACATCGTGTGAATAAAGTAACACGAGGTGAGCGTCACGTATGTGTATTTTGGATTGAATCTGCACTGCAAGACATTAGAATGAGGGAGCTTTACAAGGGCATTCAACGTATTCATACTAAATACCTAAATGAACCTAATGCTCTCGGTCTAATATCCGAAGAGTGTTTTGCATTAGAACATCAAATCCTTAGACACTTTGCAAATTACAGATGAGACCGATTAGAGTATCTACATTTGATAAGTTAGTATCAATCTATTGCGAGAAGCAGCAAATTGCGATGCTTTACTATGAGATCAATTGCCCTGTAGATAAGAGAGCTGATGTAGTAGCATACTACACAGGCAAGATTGATAATTTGTTGTTGGAACCACTCAAACGTGATGATGACTGTTACATTGAGTTTCCATCTGATGCTGAAGCAATTTTATATGCTGAGAACAATTTTCCATATGAATCTGACCTAGTTGATGGTGGTATTGATTCAGACTTCTTTATTCACTGCCGTGTGTGGAACCGTTTTGGTCAATTCTCATGGGAGAATAAGAACGGTGGTATCATTCATCTACCAGAAGCACAAGAACCTACATGATATTAAATGAAAGTACCTACACAACCAGAATTGACACATATGCAGTTGCAAGCAATGCTCAGGGATCATAGTATCCATGAGAGTGAACTTGTATATTGTGGCAAACGTGAATACACTACAGACTATGCTGCTCATCCAGAGTATCATGGACAATTAATGCACTGGTACATCATTGGTGGCGACCATGAAGTTCCAGTTTGTGACATTGCATCTGTCGATCAAGTAGATGATGACGATTGTGTCCCAGAAAACGATGGATGGGGACTTGACAGAGCGGACTAGTCAATTAAATAACTGTCACAAGGGGGTTGCAACCCCCTTTTTCATGCCTTATAATAATCACATCAACGCAAGACACCCTTTGACTCTGACCCTTCGCCCACACCAGCAACGTGCTCTCGACGCTTTGCTGACTGCTAGCATTGGTCGTGTCACCATCCCTACTGGCGGTGGCAAGACTCTTGTGATGATTGAAGACGTGAAGCGTCGTCTCGCTGCTGCTGAGACAGCACAAACTGTTGTGATTGTTGCTCCCCGCATCCTTCTGGCAGTTCAACTCTATGAAGAGTTCTGGTCTGCTCTCAATGGTACTGTGGACGCTGCTACCATTCACGTTCACAGTGGTGAGGTTGATGGCAACAGCACTACCAAGATTCAGCAGATTCAGTGTCATGCTGGTGTCTGTGCTGCTGCTGGTGTTCATCAACTCATTTTCACCACATACAACTCCCTCCGTCGCATCAATGAGGCAGGCATTGATGTTGATTACATCTACTATGATGAGGCACACAACTCTGTTCGCCGTGACTTCTTCAAGGAAGTTGCTGCTGCTTCGTTGACTGCCAAGAATGCATACTATTTCACTGCCACACCTAAGTATCGTGGTGGTGTGATCAGCATGAACAACACTGCAGTGTATGGTTCTGAACTGATCAGTGTGCCTGCACCTGAGCTCATCAACAACGGTAGTATCATCCCACCTACCATTTTGCCACACGTTGTTGATCTTGAGCGTAACAAGTCTCTCGCTGCTGCTGAGAACGACCGTGAGGTGCTGGTTGACATCATCAGCAAACTTGATGATGACGCTGCACAAAAGATCTTGGTTGCCTCTCCTAACACTCGTGTGCTGTGGGCATTGCTCTCTAGTACCAATGTGATGCAAGAGTTTGCTGCTAAAGGTTATGATGTGCTGCACATTACTAGCAAGCATGGTGCATATGTCAACAAAAAGAAAGTCGGTCGTCAAGAGTTCTTTGACACACTTGACACTTGGGGCAAAGATCCTAGCCGTAAGTTCATCATGTTCCACTACAGTATCCTGTCTGAGGGTATCAACGTGCCTGGTCTGACTCACACCATCTTGCTTCGCAACCTGCCTGTGATCGAGATGGCACAGACTATCGGTCGTGTGATTCGTCTTGACAAGCGTGATGCTGCTGACATTGCTGAGGGTAAACTCACCCCTGGAGCATGTCAGTTCTACCGTAAGCGCACTGGATTCGTAACTGTACCTGTCTTCACCAACTATGGCAAGAAGACTGAGAAGCGACTTCAGCAGGTAATTGACAGCATCTTTGTCAAAGGTGTTGCTGCTACTGAGTTTGCTTAAACTCTAAACAAAATGTGAAGATATGCCTATATCTTCACAAAATCATCTAAAATACATAGGACCAAACGAGGATCACATGGACTGGAATGATGCCACCAAACATGAAAAACGTAAAGATGCACTAGGACTTTTTTACGAAAGCGTGTTGAAACCAGACAGCAAACTTAGGAACTGTGCTCACAATCAAGAGTGCTTTAATGAGCTGATGGAGTGGCGTACAGAAATCATTTCATACCTAGATCAGCGGAGAAATGAAGAATTTAATGACAATTGAAGGACGCCCCCAAATGACAACTGAATTCAACTGGAAAAATGAGTATTCAAAACAGCGTAAAGATCGTATGCAAGATGCGATCGATGATTACCTCCAAGATGATAAAGTATCAGCACGACAAACGTATGAAGAGATGCTATCTGGCGTCGATGATGTGATAGAATATCACAAGACAGCATACTGTCGTGCTATGTCTCTTCGAGATCTTATGACAGGCAAC